GGAATAACATTAATATCTTCAAGATCTGTAGTGATCAGATTAATAGTTTCATCAGATACTCTGAATGATTTGGTAGTGTTTGTCATAGGTGTTTAAAGCGCTTTAATTTAAGGGGTTATGAATCCCTAAGAAAACTAACCACACCGTAATGAGTGTGGAATAGTTTAGCTAGAGAATCAGAAGTAACGAGAGAAGAAATGAGTTTGACCATCATATTCGATGGTGAAGTAATCATGACGTAGTTCACAATCCCAAACTGCTTGCCAATCAATATGATGGGTCAAGAAATCAGGAACATCGTTTTCATTAGGACCATCACCAAGATAGCCTAAATCATCGACTAATTGCTCTACGAATTGAGCTTCAACACGAATAGATGTTGGCATACTGCATGAGTATGCATCATCCCATTGATCTACATTCTCAATACCTTCACCATTGATCAGGTTAAATAACTCTAGATCCATGTCAGGAATGTCATTGAGAATGTACTCAAAGAACTCATGATCTCTCTTATCTCTAAATGTTGGAATGATTTCACTAGGACGTGAATCAGTCTTAGCATCTAGTTCAAGAGTAGTAGTCATTAGTTAACCTAAGTAAATGATAACGGAATTGTTATCAACGGTTCATACGGGATTTGAACCCGTGATACCAGCGTGACAAGCTGAGGTGATAACCACTTCACTAATGAACCAAAGAATAATACATCATGCTAACTGGCAATGCCTGCGTTAGTTAACACTGTTGGTGTTCTTATGTTCATCGTGTGAGTATCAATCAGGTTCCAATGTAACTGTGATAAACCATCTAGAACTGACACGCTTTTAGCAGTGACATGATGTATTAAGTTGTCAAGGTGCTGGTCGATCTCTCAACCATGTATACATTATAGCACTGCTTAGCTGGTTTGTCAAGCATGTGTTACACTCTGTCACAATGTTATTTAGTGAGCATATGTGTGAGTGTGGATATCAACGAGAGATTAGAGGGCCGAAGCCCTCACTAACTCAACGAATACCACGTAGTGGACGTGGTGTCCAAGTTGAAGAAGTTCTCATCAACTCGTGAGTTACAGGACCGAATGGCTTAGGCTGTAACTTGATCATTGACTTAAGCATACCAATTAAAGATTGACGCTCAAGCATTGATTGATTCATGGAGTGATCTCCGAACTACTCACGTAGTATAGCATGACCATTGGTCTAGGTCAAGCATCCTTCACATACTGTTACAATATTATTTAGCAGCTTCAATCTGCCCCAACCGTACATACAGTGTGTTAACAGTTGATGTTAGTAGATCACATGAATATGTTATGCCTTTGTTCTTTCCTTCATACTCTTCTCTTAGTTCTATTATGTATTGACTTATCTCTCTTACTCTTCGTTGATGCTCACTGCTTGTCATGCTTGGTTATGTATAGTACTGATGAGTGTGGTTATTATCTGCGTTGAACTGCCTACTTATTATAATTATAAAAAGCGTACAGATCACACTAGATTAATAGAATGATAACCACAGTAGATATTATTAAATAGATTAATACTTTTCAATCTGTTGATTATTTAAAATACTGCTAAGTCCGAAGGGCCATGGGGGAGACTCAACTCCCGCCAGTACGTAAATAGGCTTCAGAAATTTATATTATTTTTCCTGAAGGAACCCTTCCTCAACTAGGAACTCCTTAGTCAGAGGGGTCGGTTGAAACGTTTCCCACATAACACCATCTCTACAAACTTTAAGGGCTTCAAAAGTCAGGTTAGGCTGATAGCCAGCCCACTTAGCTTCTTTTTCCCAGATAACACCAGATGAGTAGTTATCTTCAGTCATACGTTGTAGATATTCAGGGACTATAGATTCAGGGAAGACGATAGCTATAAGGGAGTTATCAATAGAGCCTGCCATACAGTCTTGAACAGCGTGCCAGCCTTCATGTCTCATGACATAGAGGAGAGCTGGATCACGTTTAGTGAGATCTTTATTAATGAAGATCTTATTAGACATAGAATAGTAAACACCTCTTACACCAACTGGGAAATAGTGTTGAGGAGCTGAATAGACTTCTACGTTAACATCATTAAGGACTTTAATAAGTTCATCTACCTGATGGATATGGCTTTTAGTTAGTCTATTAATATCTTTAGTACATTCACCTAACATCATACACCCCATAGCGTGAGGGGTATACCAATCTTCTACTTGTAGTTTGTAGGAGTCAGCTTTAACTGGTAAAGCTATGAGAAGGAGGGGGAGGAGAGTCAGCTCGATGACTCGCTTTAGTTTAAACATTTAGAAGGGGGAGAAGGGAAGGACTGGAGGGGGCTCTGTGAGGGTCTCTGAGGGGCTTGAAAGAGAGTTAGAAGGGTTTGGTACTAATGAGTCTCCTAAGCTTCCTGTAAGGGCTCCTGGAAGGACATCAGTAACAGACTCCATAACTTGATTCATAGCTTTTTCTATTAGAGGGTCTTTATTTGTGTAAATATATACACCACCGCCAACAACGGCAGCAGATACAACAAAAGACGACAGAGCAAGTACATTAATTAGGTTCTGCATAGTTATATAGGATGATTATACGTTTACCGGACTCACCTCTTGAGTTCTTCCAATCTGTATATTGAATTGTTCCACCTAGTCTGTCTGTTAGGTCTTGTAGGCGGTTTTTAACTGTTTGTGTCAGTGGATCTGGGGTTGGCTTGTCCATATTTATCTAGTGGTGGTGTTGGTGGTAGATTTAGGTCTGGATGTTTAGCGTATAGAGGGCCTTGATAGTCAATAATCTCCTCTATCGCATCTTCTTTACCTTTACGGACCATTTTCTTGTATATACTTCCGTCTGGTCGTTCATACGTAAAGTTATGGTCCGAAGGTGTCATTAATCTTACTTCTATTAGTTTATCGTCCATGCATCATAGATTGAAGGAAAATGTTCCTTTACTAATTCCTTACATTGGTTTGCTATCTGTCGGTGTTCTAATTGGGTGGCTTCATCACACCTAAGATCACAATAATGCATCCAGGATCTAATACTTCCATTCATATACATACGTGTAGGGGAACTAAGAGGTAAGACTTCTCTAGCACATTCTTTAGCTACCCCTCCGTCTAATAGGAGGTTGTAGAGTGCTTGAGACTTGTCAAACTGGTCTTCTATCATCCTATTCCAGATCTCCACACAAGCAGGGTTTAAGTCATCTATACTGTTTTGTCTGTTAGACTTATCTTGACGTCTTAGATTAGGTAAACTTATATCACCTAGTTCTGTAACATCTGCATATCTCTGACTGAATTCCTGAAAGCTGAATGATCTATGTCTTAGAATTTGACTAGCTATACTTCTTGTTGTGTCTATTTGTACGCACATATTCACCATCTCAAACGGAGACCAGTGTTTATGTTTAATGAGATAACGTATCAGTTTAGTAAAGTCTTTTGTTTGCCCTTTAGGGTTAGATACTCTAGCCATATAGGCTACTAGATGATCTCCATTCTGAGTACAGTGGACAAAAGATACTTGGTGGGACATGAGGTATTGGGGGTTAAATGAAGAGGGGAGAATAAACTCCCCAATACAGAAGAAAGTCCACCCTTCTTTCCCCTGTATAGGTGTGTTATGTTACTTAAACCCAGGTGGGGACTGGTTTTCCAGATTCTATACCTCTTGCTTTATCTCGTTGTTCTTTATTCATTCCAAGTACCATATGATTTGCACTATTCTGTGGATTCTCTATAAAATCTTCAAGCATACTGTTCCACTCTTCTCTCTTACGTGTCTTTACTGCTTCGTGTGCAGAGATAGCAAGTGCTTCTGTGTAGTATTGTACACCTTGAGAGAGGCAGTCTAAACGGTCATCGTGTTTGACTGCTCCTTTCTCACGACACATACGACTCATTTGGTAGAAGAGCATGTACATAAGCCGTTTTTCTGAAGCCACGTCTTTATTTGAAGCATAGTCCCAATCCACAACTGAACGATCAACCACAAGGCGATGCTGATTAAGAACAGGCTCAAGTGAATCAATAATCCTATCTTCTTTCCGAACGTTTGCTCTAGTTTCTTCAATGTCCACGTGTTGATTAGTTTGTTGTAAGTGTTTACGAAACAACTCACTAACAATACCGTCGCCAAAGTTAGACTCAATAATAAGCTTGGTGACTCCATACTTTTTACATCCTCTTAGGATGTCTAGCAAGGTAGAGTCCACGTACCCGTCTCTGTAAGCACGCATCTCATGCAAGTAGATGTATCCGTTCTTTTGAGAGAGGTAACAGGCTGCAGTTTCATCCGTTCCTCTACCCGACGGATCAACGCTGCAGATTCGCTCGGTGTAAGGAGTCCATTCGCCTCCGAGCTGCATCGGACTATAAAAGTAATCTCCTGGGAGGCCGACTGTGGGTAGCTCTCGTATAACGTTACTAGGGTCTGAGCACCAAGTGACTGTATCGGGAGCAGTGTCAGGGTTGACGCTGGTAACAACCAGGTCAGCCATTTTAAGGGGGAATTTCTCAGCATCGGATAAACTTGTGTCTAGTTGGAATTGAAGCATATAGTTGGACCGTCCCATAGCTGCTTCACGCTCTAGGAGGTCTTCATTGTCAAATCTGTCGGGGTCTGTTACTGTCCATTCATCAGCTCCACCGTCGATATCCTCAACAATCTGTGGGGCTAGTAATCCTTCGTACTGACTGAGCTTCCCCTTTCTGGGGTATCTGCTGGGCCAGACAAATGGACGGTAGTTACGCTCAGCCAACTTACGGTAAATAGTAAAAGTAGTCTGAGGAGTCCCGAGATACATAATACGGCTATCATCTTTCGGCGTGAGGATGGATTCAGCTTCGGTACAAAGTTGAAGAAGTTTTTCACGCATCATCTCCGTCATTGAATTACCAGGAACTTCTATGTCGTCCAGAATCATTAGGTCTGCCCTGCTTCCGGTCAGCTGTCCAGTGATGCCCACCGACTTTACGCTTGGGGCTTGATGCGGTGAACAGTTTACGTCGAAGCTTATACGCGACCATCTGGATTCGTCCGATTTCGGTTGTAAGTGATTCAGCCATGGGGTTTCAATAATGAGTTTCTGTAGGAAAATGGACATGTTATCCGCCCGTTCCTTAGAGGCGGATATAATCATTATCTTTCGTTCTGGATCTTTGAAAAGAGTCCAAAGCACAAACGCTCCAGTAATCCAAGATTTACCAACACCACGGAAGGCTTGGATCTGGAGACGCTTCGGACCATTCTGCAGGTAGTCTGCAATTGAATATTGTGCTCGTGTTGGGCTAGGTAAGTCAAGTTGTTCCCAAAGTGCTTGTAGGAATAGTTTGAAGTCGTCTTGTAGGGCGGTTAGTACGTCTGTCATCTGCCTCCAATACCAAGTAACTCCAATAGATTTTTAGACTCTTGTTTAGGTTTTGTTTTTGTTATTGTAGGTATTACTAGTGGTTCAGGTTTAACACCATATTTCTTCGTTAGCTGCTTACTAAGCTGTTCTGTAGCAGAAGGTTGACCAGGAGCTGCTTTAAGCGGAGAATTATAATAATTCATCATTTCCGCATGAGTTTTAGATGGCTGTCCGTAATAACTACCACCGCCTAACATAGGGAAGGATGCCCATTCTCGTGACATTTTATCTATCATCTGGTTTGTCATGGGCTTTGATGGATCTACTCCCCTCTGCTGCATTAAGTATATGGCTGCTATATCTTGACTCTTTGGTGAGAAGTCTTTCAACCCTAATATTTTTGCTATAGCGTTCCAAGTATCAGGCATGAATTGATATAAACCAGCGGCAGCTGAGGCATAGTGTTTTGTTTTCACAACTCTATTTGGATGCCTATCATAACTATCGAATGTACCGCCACCAAACATTGTGTTATAAGCACCTTTAGGTCCGACTTCAGCTAATTTAGTCATCTGCAATGCTCTCTTACCATTATCTGTTTCATAAGCTGCAAGCGCCTTTTTATAAGCAGATGTTCTCTCTGGTTGTACTTCTTCTACTGGTTGAGGTGCTGGAATCATAATGGGTCAAAAAATTCGTTTAAGTTCTTCTTTATTAGCGCGTCTAACTGCGCTATCTCCATATCTGTGAATGGTTCTAGTTTTACCACCTTCGCAGGTCCGAAGGAACTGGGTGGTGCAGCCTTACGGGAATAGCTAAAGCCATCCCCTTCTGCTGTCATTGCTTGGGTTGAAATTGTCATTAGTTAATGTTTAGCTGTTTTCTTCTTACCTGTTATTGTAAGTCTCTGCCTGTTCTTTGCCGATATAGGATGTTCTAACCCTTGAGCTGCACTTCTACCACCATACTGCACATTAAATACTTCTCTTAGGTAAGCGTTAGAGTAGTTATCCTGTCCTTTAGTTCTACCGTAATTCATTATATCCACATAACTCTCTGGTGCGGAATCCCCACCAGCAGCAGCGAACTTCTGAGGATTCTGCTCTAACCATGCTCGCATTTCTTTAGGTTTGAAGTACATAGTTTCTGGGTATAGTTTCCTGACGGTATCTAGTTTCCACTTCGCCCAACCTATTGTTATACGTTGTTGCGTTCTTATTGTAGACGCTGTTAGCTTCGCTATCCGTGAATCACTCCATTTTAGTAGTGTTCCATCCGCTGCTGCTTGTACTAACTGCTGTCTAGTGTCAATTTGAGGATACCATCGTTTGTGCATTAAACCAACATGATCGAATCTAGCACCTTTACCTGACCCCTTACCGGGTATAGTTATCATTTGATGTGCATCATTTCCAGTTCTAAGGCGATCATTCTGTAGATTGGTGAGAAGGGCTTGCCCTCTGGTCTTACCTAACGTCTGAGCAAGTCCTCCGACAAAGTCGTGATCACCAACATGATGTGATTCTCCTATACCTCTAGCTAGTAGATACTGCTGATTGTATAAGTTAGGGTCGGATACGTGGTAGTCGGATCCCCATTCTGCCTTCTCACCGCGTTTGGAGGTTTGTGTTAAACCTTTAGCTTCTTTGTTGTAAATTGTTCTTCCAGCATCAGCTTGTGGTTGAGACCACGGTCTACCTTGACCCAATGCTTGTATGCTTTGAGCATTCATCATCTGTAGACTTTGTGCAGCTGCTGCAGTTGCTCCTGGGTTAGGTCTACGTATTTTAAGTATAGCTGCATATCCAGCATCGTATCCAGGGTCTACTATTGTCCGTTGTGGGACTATTTGACCTGCAGTTGTATCTGGTTTAACAGCAGTTTGACTTGGGGTTATAGGTGTTGCCCAATTAGCTCTGGCATCTTCAAGTTGCTTCTTTTGTTGTATCCTAGCTCTGTTAGCCTGTACTCCTACACCAGTCATTCCAGCAACCTGAAGTGCTTGCTGCACTCCTTCCATCATTTGAAATGATGCTGTAGTTTGAGCGTAGGATGCTTGGTTCTTCTCCTCTGGGATGAATCTAAGCTCACCGCCAGTCTGTCTATTAACGTATAATTTCCCAGCACCATGTATCGGATCAGTATACTGTGCAGTTACTCCTCTTCCACTTGAATTATATTGGTTAATCAGTTCATTAGCTCTAGTAGGCGGTGATGATAGTTCCTCTATCCTCATCGGCTTATGATATTCAGTTGGTGTCGTAAGTGTTTTCCACCATTCAGTGACACCAGGAAGAGTCCTTTCTAACCAGTTTGGACCCTCCTCTTCATACTTTCCTCCATCAGTATTTATGTTAGCTAAGCGTGCCTTTTCAAGTTCTAACTCTGGATTCATAGCTAACCCCTTATCTTAAGCCCATTACCTGGGGCATACTTCTTACCCTTACGTGGGCGTGCTCTATTCTTAGATGGACTCTCTAGTTTTGCTTTACCGGGACCCGTATGGGACGCATCTTTTCCGTCTCCGTTTCCGTAGGTACCAAGCTGTCGATTAGCTCTGTTAGCATCGACCCTAAGCTTTTTCCCTTTGGCTGTCTTATTATAGGCTTTTTGTTGTGATTTGTTGTTGCCATTAGCGTACTTAGCTGCCATTGATTTCTGTTTGTCTATCGGTGAACTCTGTTCTCAACTCCTTCGGTATAAAAAGGGGATGAGACTCTAATGATTGATATTCTATTTCTGTCCAAGAGTCTGGTGGAAGGTTAGCTTTCAATCCTTCCCACATTTCATTCATATGTGATACGTGGATTCTTAAGTAACTTTCCCAATTCCAGTAATGTTCTTGTACTTCTCCCATCCAATTAATTCTCCTCATACTTCTGATGATATCTTCTGTATCCCGTTTCATTCCAATGAAATGTATATTTGGAATAATATGGTAAATATCATCGTACATATAGAGGAAAACTGGACTTTGAATAGCAATTTTAGTAATACCGTGTCTAATAAGAAGGTTTATTCGGTTTACTCCCTCTAGATTAGGGTCGAACTCATCATCTTGATGAAATGAGTATCCAAGGTCGTTACATATAATCCTGGTCATTATTGTAGTTCCACTACGCTGACAACCAGTGACTATAATCGGTCCTTCAATATTAAGCAGGCGTTCTTCCATATAATCTGGTTTTTACAAGTTCTGGGTCGACTTTTGGCATAACTGATGCCAGTTTGTGTAATGGATTTCCCTCGTAAGCGACTCCACTAATATCATTCTTTACTAGCCAATCACAAGCGGCTTTAAGTTCGTGAGCCGTAGCTTCACCACTCTTGACCCTTTTAAGGAATTCTTCTGTGACTAGATTGTGCAGTTCGTTAAATGTTTCTTCTGAAGCTTTTTTAGTCATTACGTTCCGGCTCATCGCTCGGCTTTAGTTTGTTGAGTAGAGTTTGAACACTTTGGATGACGCTATTCTCCTTCAATGGAGACAAAGCAATCAGTTCTGATGCTAAGGCTACGATCACCCAAAATGCGGGCTCGGATAGAAATAATAATTCCATTTACTTAGATGCTTTTTTAGTGGTTTTTGGTGTTGGCTTTTTAACTGCTGCTGCTTCTGCTGCTTTTGCTGCTGCAATGTTTTTCAGTTGTTTTGCGCTTGGGTTAGTAAGCTTCGTCATTGTAGTTTTTCTGTGGTTGGTTTAGTTAATAAAGCTATTGGTACGATATCATTACACATATGTTCTACTCTAGATCCAGGTCTAAAAGTAAACCCTTTCTGCTGTAGTTCTGCACATTTAAGTGCTCTTACAAGTTCATAATCAAGCATCTGTTTCTGCTCTCTTCGTTTAGCTATAGACTTACATCTATCTATAGTACCCCAATCTAAAGGGACCATTAAGCTAATCTGAGCACCCCAGTTATTACTTGTTACGTAACTTTCATTGTCAAATGGTATCGTATCGTTACCCATATAAAATGGGGATAAAGTCATAGTAGGACCATTACAAATGATCCCACCGCCATAATGTTGTCTAGAAGGAGCACCATTGTTCTGGAATTGCACGGCTTGGTTCGTAACGTTGCCCGTTGCATTACTCTCTGGAGCTGCTGTGTTATACACATCATCAGCCATTACAGGGTTTACTGCGAGAAGACTGATAGCGAGGTAGTAGTGGAGTTTGTTGTAATACTTCGATCGATGTCGATCTGTTCTACTACTCCTGCTGGGCGTGTTACAGTCTCTATTTGAAACTGCTCTCCCGCTGTGTGTATCGTGTAACTTGTTTGTGGGTCTACGATGTTCCCACTGGGTACTACGTTGGTTCCCGACCAACTGTTGTAAGTACCTCCAAATACTTCTTGGTCTATTACCTCGGTTACTACTTGTGTCGTAATCGTGGTTGCTTGCATTGATCCTTGGGTGAACTGAGGTGTTATTGAGTTTGCCCTTGCTAAAGAAGGTGTGAGTAGAAGAAGTGGAATTAGCCATAGTTTATTCATCTTTTTTGCCATTTCTGTTAGAAGGTTGAATGCCAAAAGTAGCCAGTGTGCCAGTGAATATACTGGCAATGAACGTGATATCTTTGGGTGTTTGTTCTCCTAATCCAGGTATTTCAACATAGTTAAGACTGATAATAAAGCCTGCCCAAACAACTACACCTAACCTAACAAATGTAGATAGGATCTCCAGCTGCTCTTCCTTGTCGTCTAGTCCTTCTTTAAGTTTCGCTATGACGTTCTTCGGTTTTGGTGTCTCCGTCTTTTCCAAGTTTCTTTTGTATACGTTTTACTGCCTGCATAAATACAGGTTTTAATATCTTAACTAGATAGTTAAACATCGAAGTAGCGGTTAGGGTGGCAACCACAGAGACTGCAGCAGTAGTTGCCGCAGTCGCTACAATTTCTTCCCTTGGAACTGGTATCTCTACCTCCGTCCAAGGGATATTTATTTTCCGTACTTCTGGTATTGGGTTTTCCTTCTGCCCCTCTGGCTCTTCCTTTACTTCCTTTTCACCCTCTCTAGGAACGCCTACAGGGGGGCTTAAAAGCTCTGGAGGAGCTACCATAGGTTGATAGCTCGGAACGTCTGCTGTAGGGACAACTAGGATAGGCTCAGGAAGTATGGGTGGTTCAGGTACAACCTGAGTTGGTAGTGTTAATGAAGGGAAGATAGGTGGTTCCACTATTCATCAAACAGGAGGTTTTGTTGGTACTGTTGCATTTGATAGATCTGTTTCAGTTGCAGGCCAATTACGTAATTGAGTACGGTAAATTTTCCAAGCTGTTTCAACCTCAGATGCTCTCGGCACCGTAACAGGAAAGTCTGTAAGGAACCATTTATCTGATTCTTCAAGTAAAGCATCACGGTGTGTACGTAATGCAGCGATGTTATCAAAATTCATAATTATCTAGATAGTGAATGTAGAGAAATCTGCTGTAATCTCATATACTTTAATCTCGCAAGTATCCAGGTCAGAGGGGTATTGCTCAATCAACCATTTTGGATAAACATCGTTGTCATTTTCAAACACAACAAAGTAGCTCTGGGGGTTAAAAGAAGTGTCTAAAATGCTTTTATCGCCTGCGACTCCAATACTTAAGTGTGCCAACCTCTTAGGGTTTTGGTTGGCCTCAATCCCTATCAGTTCACACCTGTCTTTGTTACCGTCAAATGCATCATCATGCGGCCTCCAGCATAGGTATTTATTCTCCCCTATTCCAACATGGCGAATACCATAATTCTGCATAGACATTGCATGCTGGCCGAAATCCCTATCGCCATCTTTTAGAGAAGTAAAGCTATTACTACCATTACCCACGGTTCCATACCAATAATCATTCTGCACAACGAATGGAACGCCGTTAGCGCCTTGATATATGTCTCCTTCACTATATCCATTATCCCTGTTTATGTTTGTAACTGATGAGCCTCTCGCCAAGGACCATCCATAATCAGGATGATTGAATGAGCCACCGTTGCCACACACCACTTCGCCTGCAGCAGGTGTTTGATCAGGTTGATAAATGTGATTCCAAGGACCTCCAGAAGATGTCCAGGTTCCAGGGGCAACTAAACTACCAATCGTAATTCCAGTCGATGCAGCCTCATGCAATCTATAGGACCAATAGTTTGAGTTGCCTGAGTCGTACCCAGAAGTCATAAAATAATTAGTGCCAGTCCCTTGATGTAGACCACCACAGAACGTACCATTCCTGCAGTGGTCGGCATTTGATTGGGCCATTTGGCCGCCATTTAATGAACCGTCGGTCGCGACTTGCCCAGCTGTATATCCAAATGTGTGAGAACCACTGGTATAGCCATTATTACCAGACGAGAAGAAACAGCCGTGTACAGGATCAAAGGCGCAATAAGTTGTGCTAATTGCAGCTCCGGCGCCGCCGTTAGTCCACACATCTTGAGCTCCAGACTGTAGGATAGTAATTGCGCCCGTAGATCTATCTACCGAGAAAGAAGAAATACTAAACCCAGAGTTAGTATTAGGTGTATCATACCATTGAGCCCAAGTTGCAAATACATTTCTAGATTTTATAACTCCATTAGGGGATGCCGCTGGTATCAAGCCAGATGTGTAATTCATCGATATTCTATCAGTGCTACCAGTTCTATCTATCGTCGCTGTCGCTACAGGTATGCCAGAGTGCAACGCACCGCCATCCGCAGCACTACCGCCACCGCCACCGCCAGCGCTAAAACCTGCTATTGAAGATAAATTTGTCATGATTAATAAATTTGTTTATGTAGATTTAATTTAGGTTTTAGCTTACAATCCAGCCGGCTGTAGCATTACCAGTCCATAGTAATTTTACAGTAGCCATATTAACATTACATACTAAGTCTGCTGCTGCACTTTGTATGTTATTACCGTTTCTTGCTAGTGTAAGGTTATTGGTAGCCCAAGAACTAGTTTCATCACTAACCTTGAAATAGTCACCTACAGCTGGACTTGCTGGTAATGTCATAGTGAAAGCCTGAGTAGAAGTATCAGTTAACCAGTGCCTATTAACAATCCAAGAATCAGAATTAGTATGGTCAATACCTACTGCGTGTTCGCGTATTCCTGGAGCGTTTACCGTACCACCTGCAGATAGTTCATTAATAACGTGAATACCATCAGTTGTGGTTTCTAACTTCTTAGAATCAGCATGGTAAAGTTCAGTTCCAGCAGCTGTATTACATTTAAGCCATTTTGCGTTGCTATTTGATGAGTCTTGCAGGTAAAATACTTTCCCCCTTAAAGTTAAGGTGCCATCACCAGATTGTGTAAGGATTGCATTATAACCACTACCACCATCAGAGGGATCAGTGAAGGTGAAGTTATTACCTACAGTTACTGTACCTGTGAAGTTAGGATCAGCTAAAGTTGCATAAGCTGATAAGTCTGTTGTACTCCAGCTTAGTGTTCCACTGCCATCTGTTTGCAGTAGTTGACCACTAGATCCATCTGAATCAGGTAGTGTCCAAACAACATTACTTGCTACAGTTGCAGGTGATTGGAATCCTACATAATTAGAGGAGTCACTATCTGCTAGACGTAGATCACCTTGAGCATTAATAGTTACATCGCCTGTGAATGTAGGGCTAGCTAGAGGTGCTTTACCACCTACATGTGCGAGAGATACTACAGTATCAGTCCCGTTATCGTCATATATTAAGTTGTCGCATTTAAGATTGCCGTATGCCATTTTAGTTAATAAACCAAGTTGATGTTGAAGGGATTGTTACAGTATAACCTGCTGTTGCAAGGTTTGTAGCAACAAAAGGTTGTGCGTGATTCTCAGGGTTATATGTTAGAGCTGTACCGTTATTAGATATAGTTACAGGAGCATAAGCTGGGCCTACAGAATAGGCATTCATAGTTCCTTGTATAACTATATTTTCATCTAAGGTATGCCTAGTCTCCACAATAAGCTTACGGTCTTCACCATATCTAGCTTCAGGATCGTTAGCATAATATTCAACTACATCATACTTACCTGTGGTGTTGTTAACCCTTATTTTTAGAGTTAATTGAGCGTTACCGCTAAAAGTAGAGGGGAAGGTAGTACCAGAAGGGGTATTGAAATCACCACTCCAAGTACCGTTATTTCTTGAAATACCAGTGGTATCGTTTACCTGTACAAATACTTCATGATTATTTGCATTAATTGGCCAGGTAGTGGTAAGATCGCTTAGATCATCAGTTAATTTATAAATAGCTGATGCTTGCACTGAATCCCTAGCTGATTCTGCTAGGTCTACAGCATATGCCACACCTTTAGGATTTGGTGAGACACCATCACCTGCCAATGCAGTACCATCATGTACGTATTTCTCAACCTGATCAATAGCGTACTTAACACCTTTTGGTTGACTGTCAGCAGGACCACCACCTTGCAGTGAAGTCCCATCATGTACGTAAGTATCTGTTGCACTTTTAGCAGGAATAGCGTAGGTATCCCTAGCCGTTTCTGCAGTTTCTACAGCATATTTAACACCTTTGTTGTTTTGAGTGTTATTACTACCGTCACCTTGAAGCACCCAAACTGGATTAGCTGTAGTACCAGTATTAGTCGCGACCAATGCATCTGTAGCGTTTTTAGCTCCATCTGCGTCATCTAGTGCTTTACCAACACCAGACTCTGGGTCACCACTTACAGCGTGTCCCTTAGTCTCCCAAGCGTTTGTTGAATTATTATATACACCTACTAGTGCGTCAGTAGCATTCTTAGCAGGAACTGCAAAGTTATCTTTAGAATCATCTGCAGTATCAATAGCATACTTCAGACCTTGAGGATTTCCGCCTTGTCCATCACCAACAGGGTTAGTGCCATCATGTACATAAGTGTTGATCTGGTCAACTGCATATGCAACACCTTGAGGATTTCCTCCTTGTCCATCACCCTTTAGTCCATTGTCATCAGCAACATATTTCTCAACCTGATCAACTGCATACTTTACACCTTTAGGGTTAGGGCTAACACCATCTCCCGCTAGGGTCCAAGTTGTACCTCCATCTGACGTTGAACCTACCAGCGCGTCAGTAGCTTGTTTAGCTGGGATAGCATAAGTATCTTTAGCGTCAGTTGCAGTATCTGAAGCTGCATCTGCTGTAATGATACCGTATCTTAGACCCTTAGGATCTGTACTAGCATTTGTACCACCACCTGTTGTGACCCAAGTAGCGCCATCATCAGTTGTAAATCCAACAAGACGTTCAACAGCTTTAGTTGCATCTTCAACTTCTATTTCTGATTCTTGTGTTACATATAAGTTTTGGGTGAAGTTATTATTCAAGTCAGATGATCTGATAGCTGAACCTGGGTAGAAGGTTGCAGTCAGCTGAGATGAATCTGTATTTCTATATACTCTACCAGTTACTGTGAAGCCATTGACTCCAGTGGTTTCAGCTTTCGGAGCGCCACTAGTTTCTTGGAAATCTGTGACTGTATCTAGTGCTGATAGGGTGACATTTACAGCATCAGGGGCAAGTTTGAATTCTGTACTATTTAGAATTGTAGATGTTGTAGCTCCAGTTAAGTTATCTGCATGTGGAGATCTGGTAAGCTCAACTTTTATATCTGTTATATTTTGGTATGGGAAAGTAAATGGGAACACTACTTTGCTCCCATCTATCCCAGTCATTGTATTGGAAGTGACTGCCATAATGCTTATTTAGCTATGTTAATGATATTTACTAGTTGTTTTTGTCTTTCTTTAGCTCCTTTAACGTCTCCTCTCCTTAGTCTCTGTTTAATATCTTCTCTATAAGCACCTTCCATTACAGCTGCTTTACCTTCTTCTGTCTTCTTATAGGCCTGCCAAGCTGCCTTACGTGCTTTCCTATGTAACTCATCTAAGTGTCTGTGGACAACGAATTGTTTAATTGGAAAATCTCTTTGGTTTAATTCACCTCTACCCTTTGTGTAAGCTGTAATCTGCTTATCCCAATACTCTTTGGGATGATTCATCATTTCTTCAATGCGTTTGACAAGAGGGTATTTTGTACCAATCCAGTTATTAATCCATTGCTGTGTTTTTGGATCAATGGGTTCTTTTGAAAGTGGATTAATTTGTAGGATCTGTAAGTTATCCCAACCTGTATCTAGTAACCACTGTCTCCAAGGTTCCATACCTCCATTACTCTTAAATGCTGGTAGTAATGCGTTAACTGCAGCAGTTAGAGGTTCATAATACTTGATAGGTTCTCCGGTGTAGATGTCTATAGCGTCTGGAAGTACTACATCATCATTAAATAGAAACTTATTCCTATTCGCTAGGTGATACTGCCACTCGTTCTCTACATCTTTAATCTGTGGTGTTATAATCTGAGATAGAAGCCCTCTAGCTCCTGAGAAAGGAATTAGTGAATTCACATTATTAGCTGTGAATCGTGCCCAAGCTGATTCATCACCTGCTTGCATAGCAACTAAAGGCTCAAATCCACTCATGAACGTGGAGTTTGTTACATTAAGTTGGATTGCTTGTAGTAGTTTTTGTAAGATATCTTCTTGAACTGATTGGTCAACACGTTTTGCGTGGTAAACGACATCAGCAACTGTACCTAAGATTCCTTGGAATGGTTCAAAGCCTTTATAACTATGCCATTGTCCTGTGAAAGGATTCCTAATGGATAGTTCTTTCCAACCCATTTCCATCATTCTACGTCTTTCAGCAGCATCTTGTGGACCATTACCAGTTAAATTACCATTAACTGCCCATAAACCTGCACCTGTAATTAATCCTGCACCCATTATCTGACGTCCAACATGCTCTGATTTAAGAGCTTGGAACGCTATTGGATCCATTTTATCTATGCCATGCTCAGCTAATGATTCTAATATTTCATTATCTGTACTAGCTTTGAATAGACGTTGTGCTTTTGATATTCCAAGTGGTAGATTACTTACTGGTGTATAAGAGAACATTAATTCAAGTGCATTGAGACCTGTCCTCATGAACATGAATAAAGCTTTAGTTGCTGGAACTCTATCCATTACTACTTGTAAACTATTAACAAGATCATTATCAAGGTTTAAAGCAATCTCACTAGAAGCGTGTTTAGCTGCTTTATCAGTTAAAACACCATTTACATCGAATGCCTCATCATATAGTTTGTTTTGAAGTTTATCGAAATCAGATCGCTTGAATGCACCATTAGTAGCTTCAAATAACTCATCATAAGCTCTAGCTCTAGCACTAACACTTGCCATCATCGAATTCGTAAATCCATCAATAGCAAACATCGCATTAATACCAAACCTAGGGATAGGGTTATTATTAAAGTTAGATAGCTGTTGTGCAATGTTAATTAAAGCTACCTTACCTGTTTTACCTTGAGATCTAAGTCCTTCCTTCATTTCATTCAGGATTTCTAGATTAGTATCAGATTCAAAGTTTAAGTCTGCTCGTCCTCTTCTCATAGCTTCTTGAGGATTACTAACAGCTAGTTGCCAATCATTAGCTAGTACTTTCCTAGCTCTAGTTATAGCTTCCATAAAGCCACCGTAACTAGCTAAAGCACGTTTAAATTGATAAGCGTCACCAGCAATAGCTTTAGGTGCTGAACCTACTAAGGCTGATATAGGCTTAGCTGTCATTACTGTAGCGTTACCAAAAGCTGCTCTCATGAACGCTTTGCCACTTAGAACTGAGTTATACCTTACACCATTCAACCCCTTTAAAATAAGGCTTGGGATCTTCGGATTAGTATCATAGAACATCTTACCAGCAGTCCGCATCAAACCAATGTTTTCATTGGCAAAAGCGTACAGCTTCTCTAACGTATTAACATCACCGTTACTAGCATCAAATGCCATAGTAAAGGCTTTACGTAATTCAGGATTCTTACTAGTGATATCCTTTAAAGATGCAATTGTCTGTCTAGCCTGCTCTTTATGAAGACGTAATCCTTCCTCAAAGGCTGCTCTATGCTCTGCTAGTTTGATCGCAACACGTGGATTATCCTTTGTACTCTTAACTAATTTCTTAGCTTCCAGAGAGTAGCCAGCGATGTACTGATTAGCTCTAAGTTCAGTAGCAACTAGTTCTAAGTTATCGAAAGCAATTTCTGTTTGACGTGTTACATCGAAGAAGTCACCCATACTATTAGCAACTCTAGATGCGTCTGAGACAGTGTTAGCTGCCTGATTAACCATCACTGAAGCTGCTCTTATATTGTTTGGGTCATAGATATCATCAAAGGCTTGTCTGAACGCCTGTGACAGTGCTATGAAAGTTTCGTCATCTAAGAACTTCTGACCATTCTGGATGTTTGTCTTTAGTGAGTTAAGATCTTTAGCAAATTTCTTTATATCTGTACCTAAGATACTAGAAGTTAAGTTATCAACTGCTTTCTTCATGTCATCTGCAGACAACACCTTACCGTCCCTAATAGCATCTATCTGTTTAGGCATGGTAGAGTATAGATCATGCAGTTTTGCTGCCCTTTCTGTACCATCAGCAGCTTTCATAAAGTCTTTCTGAAAGTGTTCAGTGACAATTGGAGCTGGTCTTTGGTTAAGTGTTGGGTATTTCTTAATCTCTGCTAGATCAGTTACAGCTGTAACAGGATCTGCATTAGCATGACGTACGGCTGTACTGACAGGATTAGATGGTGTATTAATAAACGGATCATACCCCTTTACACCAAGTGGATCAGCTTCTAAACGTCGTATACCTTCTTCTGTTTGTAGTTGTTTAGTTAGATACTTATCAACCTTAGGATCTGTTAGCTCATCTATTTCTTTAAACGGTAACTCATCTACTTCTAACTGCTTCATCCGTGCAAGTAGGCCAGCTAACTCTTCTTCTCCTGCAGATGTTAAGTCATCTCCCAAGGATCCTAAGGCTTCAACTTGATCTTGAAGTGCTTTCATTTCAGGACTCATGGAAGCTTCCTGAACTAATTCAGCTGTTCTAATATCACGTTTAGCTAGTAATTCTGCCCCTTCTGGAGTGTTAGCTGTATACTTAGTACCTTTACCTGAATGTTTAGCAAATCCAAATAGTACACTGACTAAATCAGCTCCTACCGATAGACCTGCTGTATCAAACATTTGCTTCCAGTACTTCACTTCAGTACTATCAGTAGATTTAGTAGCCCAATCTATTTGTGTACCAAAGTTTTCATTTAACATTGCAGCTAAGTTTTCATCTGTAGCAGATGTACTAGCTGTAGTAATGACTAGGTCTGCACTTAAGTGAGCAGCGATATCAGTTAGTAGTTTACCTTTACCACCTAATTGACCCCACATAGCTGTGGATCTAGCTGCTCCTGAAAGTAGACCTCCTCCATATAATGAAGGTATAGCTACTCCTGATATCTTACGAACCATTTTGTGCATTGGTTCTTCTTGGGATATAGGGTTAGCTTTATCCCATTTATCCTTTACCCAGGAGAATGGATCACCGAAAGGATTAGCTTTATCCATTAAGCTACCTAAACCTAGAGCAGTGTCAATGAGACCTTCAGCTGCTTCACGTGTGACGTTAGTAATAGCTTCCATTGAGGCACCAGGATTCTCATATCCTCCTATGCCTGTATTACCAATCCATGGTTCACCTTCTTCTGGTTGGGTTAGAGCTTCCGACTGCTGTGCTTCCATCTCAGCAACGTTATTAGCTAACCCTTCTTCTTTCTGCAGCATCTCCCTTTCTTGAGCTGCTTTCTGCTCTTCAAGCCTTAAAGCCTCTTCAACTGCTGCCTCTTCATCTCTACGTATATCGTCTTCAGTAGGTATGTAATCTGGATGATATGATTGTGTCATTATTAGTTACCTCTTACCTTCTTAGGTTCAATATGCCAGTGATGATCATGCCATTCCCAGATCCAATTCGCAGCTTCACCTGTTGGATTGGCTCCTATAGCATCAGCTTTAGGTCCGGCAAGATCAATTGCACCTGATCCTATATCTGCTCTATGGTTAGAAGTTGGAGATGCTCCTGGAACACCTGCATTATATGCTGCAGTTTGCTGTGAACGTGTAACTTCACCTGACAGTCCTGGGTACGCATCAAATAATCCTCTTGCAAGAGAGGCTAATTCTTTAGTTTGCATCACAATATCATGACCTTTGTAATCATAATGTCCAGTAGCCCACCCTGTAGTACCTATTCGTCCCGCTTCTCCAGGACCACTTGGTACATGTTGAAATACTTCTGGACGAATATTAACTGGATTACGATACTCGTAATGTGGGTTTAATGGTGATATACCTGTGCCGTTAGTAGAACCACTATTGATACGACGCTCGCCAAGTTTACCAGCATTGATCCATTGGGAATATGCGTTTTCTGTTACATTTGCTGCTTTTACTTGTTGTATCTCCGCTGGTAAATCTCCCAAACCTTCTCCTCCATTTAATAGAATATCCTGCTTGTGTACTATGTCCATATAGTCAACACCAGGTAATGCGTCAGCTAACTTATCAATGTAATGACGTTCCCCATAAGAAATCGTCTGACCATTCTTAAGCTTATGAGCTAATTTTGCAGCCATTTCTTTAGTCATAAGTGGTACAGAATCAACAGCTGAAGGTCCAAGCTTCTTTACTCGATCGATGTTTAACTGTTCTTCTTGAACTGGTGCTAGAGCGTCAAGATTATCAAATCTTTGATATCCATATTCTGCACCTTGTACTTCATCACCTAATTTATAAATACCGTTTGGATCTTTCAGATCCTCTTCAAGATCTTTACGAGCCTTATAGGACGCATCTTCAAGTGTGTCTCCGTTCAACTGGTAGTTTATAACACGTGCATCAAAATCATCTTCTGCTCTTTGTACAGCAAAGTCGAAGGTTGGGTTTACACTTTCACCAGTGTCAGGCATGATACCTTGTTCACCATGACCTGCAAGTATTTTCTTGATGCCCTTCTTCATACGATTATAAGTATCGTTCTGCTTCCTTGTAGTTAAACCAGCCTTCACCTGAGTTTTCGCTGCAGTCATAAATTCACCATGCTGTGGGTGATGCATTGGTAATGATTCATCCACTAAATCAGGTGTTAGATTCCCACTGTTCTTGAGCTGTTGTAATCTTAAGATTGTTACTTCACTTACTTCCTTTATCTGAGCATCTATAATCTTCTGCATTTCGGCCTTACGCTTCCTACCGTGTATAGTATTAGGTAGTCGATTCATGCCTTCCTTCAACATATTTATATCTTGATTTTCCGCGAAAGCAGCGTATATTTTGTTTACGTCGCTATCAACCTCAAGCCTGTTGTTGTTATTTCTGGCATTCATATTTTTATTTCTAGCGGAGTAGAAGTCAGATATTGCATTTTCAATCTCCATTGCTCTGCCAGGAAAGTATTCCCTAAGTGTACCGGGTTTCTCACTACCCCTTTTGTATACTCTAATATTAGCTAGCCACTCCTCAGCTTCATCTATAGATATCCTTCCAGTACCGATACCCATCTTCATCATTTCAATCGAATGACGTAGGTATATGTCACCTGACTCACCTCCATCATTTCGATCGGCTATACCTGCATCGTAGTGACCGTTATACGCATCCTGCCATCGTTTCCTGCCCAAAACATCTGACTTAAAGGCAACGAAATCATTCTCGTTGGCAATATCTACGTGTTCAGCTTCAACTTTCCTCAGTGCTCTAGCAATATCAGTCTTATGTGAAGATATTAACTCATTATATGCATCGTTTTCTCTTTTAAAGGCTTCGTTGTAATCACCTAGATTTCTTTCACCACGCATGTAAAGAAACTTTTCCTGTATACCTATCATGAGTGGGGCTACCATACTAAGATGAGCCCTATCCACATTACCAGTTACAAGTTCATGGTATGTGTAGACAGTGCCCTCTGCAGTTGTCGCCTCCCCGGCCTTAGAATTTATAAATGCTTGCCAACCTAATGTAGAACTTGCTTCAATAATCTTACTAGAACCGGCATTACCATAGAGGCCTTTGCCACTCATTATCTGGTTATACTGCTCATGAGATATATTAGCGTTTCTCAATTTGATCAGGTAAGGTTGCTGACCATAAAGATATTCCTCCGAGGTCACCAACTTCTTCTTCATTTCAATGACATCAGAAGATGTCAGACCAGCTTTATCTACTGCTAATTGAGCTTGTTCTGCATCATACGCATCTTTCTTCTCTTTAATCTGAACAAAGCTTTGACCGAGACTTGGAAGTAATTCACCTAATGCTTCCAACCTTTCGCCTGCAGCTCTCGCTTCCATTTCAGCAAATTCAGCCTTCAATTCAGCGTTCTTCTTACGCTGCTCCATTTCTAGCTGTTTACCTTCACGTGTAGCTTGCTCTACTTTTCCTCTAGCTGTTGCCTCTTTATCGTACTTCCTCCTAAGTGCGTTTAAAAGAGTTTGATCGATTTCAGATGCTCTGGCATCTTGCTTCTCTAGTTCCCGAACCATCTCTTTATCCCTGCTTCTCTTAGCCGTAGCTTTATCAGCGACTGTTATTCCTCGGAAACTTCCTTTGCTCGCGTACGAGCGGTATTGTGCTGCCATCTATTTAGTAATGGTATTGTTTGTGGGTGGGTGGATTGAATTTATTTA